CTGCCCGCGCTCATGAATCGTCAGTACGAGGGCGAGATTCAGCCGGGCGGTTCGACCGTCAAGATTACGCAATTCAACCGCCCGACCGCGACGCGCCGCACCGTCGGCGACCGTCACGACACGTTCGACACGAACGTTCTCGGGACGACGCAGGTTTCGCTCACCGCGGATCAGGTCATCACCGCGGCGTTCGAATTCGACAGCCTCGTGCAACTGCAAAGCCAGGTGCGCGACGCGGATTCGCAAATCCGCAAGGGCTTGGTCGAGGCCGCCATGATCGAGGTGAATAAGCTCTGCTATTCCATCGTCGCGCCGAGCTCCTCGGCCCCCGACATGGTCGACTCCGGCGTCAGCGACTTCAACGCGACGCAACTGCTCGCGCAGCGCCTCAAGGCGTCGCAGCAGAAATGGGCGCAAAACAACCGTTACATGCTCGTCGACCCGTCGTACATGAACGACCTGCTCGCCGCGCAAACGCTCACCTCGAGCGATTACGCCGGCGACGACGCGCCGGTGCTCAACGGCAAAATGCTGAAACAGCGTTTCGGCTTTTGGATCGTCGAGGACAACACCGAGGGCATGAGCCAGTTGAGCCCGACCTCGGCGACCGCCGACCTCGCGCTCGGCCTCGACCCGTCGTTCGCGGCGCTCGTGCTGTCCGCGCCGGAATTCGAGATTTCCAGCCTGCACAGCCAAAAGCGGCACGGCTTCATCATGTCCGTGAAGTACATCGCGGGCGCGGCGCTCCTGCCGGCGGGCACGAGCCGTCACCTGAAAGTTTACAACTCCTAATTTCGTACTGAGGTCGTAATGCGGCGGTTCGATTTCATTGCGTGCGACGACGCTGGTTATATGCGCGAGGCGCTCAACGGGCTCAAGCCCGACGCGCAGGTCGTCAGCATGTACACGCAAGGCGGCCGCCATTACGCCTGGTACGTGACGGAGTTTCCCGACGTGACGCCGACGCCCGCGCCGCCGACTCCTGCCGACGAATCGGCCGCGGTCGCGGGCTCGGCCCCTGGTATCCCGGTGCGCAAAGCGAAATCCAAAAACGCAAAGGAGTAACGTATGACCGCGATTAAGGACACCCGTTCTCTCGACGCCGGCTTTAACAATGCCGTCGAGCTCAAACGTTTCGTGTACGACTTCACGAAAGACGGCGGCGCGACCGGCGCGCTCGACATTTGCACGTTCGCCGACGCCGCGGTCATCGTCGCCGCGTGGGCGACCGTGAAAACGACCGCCACCTCGGGCGGCAGCGCGACCGTGAAATGGGGCATCACCGGCGACGATGACCGTTTCTGCGACACGACGCAGGGCGCGGTCGCGAATCTGACCGCGGCGGCGACCATCGTTCCCCCGGCCGTCGAGGGCACGCCGAACGTCATCGCAACGCCGGTCAAGGTCGCCGCGGGCGACAAGGCGCTCATGACGATTGGCACCGCCGCGCTCACCGCCGGCAAAATCGAATTCGTCCTCGTCGTCGCGAAAGCCTGATTCCTCGGCCCCGAATCGTCATGCAGCGTTTCGGCGCTCGCGTGGCGGTTCGGGGCCTCCTCGTATTCGGAGGTCGACCCCGTGAACAGAAAGCAACGCGTCATTTGGAGCGATAACGGCACGCTCAAAGACGTTTCGGCCGAGCTCAACGATTACCGCCGCGGAACGTACGTGCTCGACCTCGCGACGGTCGATTACCTGTACGTCGGGAGCGAGCTCCCGTTTAATCACAAATATTTCGACGTCAGCGTCGCGAACGCTGTCGCCGCGAACATCACCGTCGAAACGTGGAACGGCTCGGCGTGGGTCGCCGCCGTCGACGTGAGCGACGAAACGAAAGCGAGCGGCGGCAGCGCGACGCTTGCGCAAAGCGGCCTCGTCACGTGGTCGCCCGACGTCGACAAAGCGAATTGGGGCTGCATGCGCGACAGCGACGACGTCGACGGCCTCGAAGGTACGCGCATTTTCAATCTGTATTGGGCTCGTTTCAAGGTGTCCGCGAACCTCACCGGCACGACGGCGCTCGCGTACGTCGGGCAGCGTTTCAGCGACGACACCGACCTCACCGATTTTTACCCGCTGCTTTCGTCCTCGGCGCTCAAAGCCGGGTACGGCGTCAGCGATTGGAAATACCCGTCATTCGCAGCGGCCGAGGCAATCGTCGCCGACCTGCGCGCCGACGAGGTCGTCATTCGCCGCGACCAAATCCTCGACGTGTCGCTGTTCAAAATGGCGAGCGTGCATAAGACGGCCGCAATCATTTTCGGCGGGCTCACCGGCCAGGCCGAGAACGAGAAACGCGCCGACGAAAAGTACCGCAAGGCGCTGTCGCTCAAATATTTCGAGGTCGACACCGACGGCGACGGCCAGGCGACGGCGGCCGAGAAAACCATGACGACGGGGTTTGCGCGCCGATGACCACGAAAGCCGAACAGGTGTTCGACGCTGTCGTCGCCGCGGTCGCTGCGGTGCTCACGAGCGCGGTTCGCATTCCGAACCCGCTCGAGCTCGAGGCGACCCCCGGCGTCATTCTGCAAAACGGGTACGGCGTCAGCGTCGGCCCCGCCGGCGACCCCGACGACGAGTCGCTGCCGATTCTCGCGTACACGCGCGAATTCGGCGTGACGCTGACGCGCCTGGTCGCCGCGACCGACAGCGACGCGGCCGCCATGGCGACGACGCAAAAGCAACTCCTCGCCGACATGCATGCTGTCGCAAAAAAGTTGCTCTATACGTCGGCGACGCTCGGTTCGATTTGTAACGTGCTCGGTTTCGACGGCGACACCGGCGTCGAGCAACTCGCAACGCTCGACGGCACGGGCCGCTATTTCGTTCTCTCAGCGGTGTTCCGGGTTCGGTACGCCGAGAACGTTTCGACCTAACCCTTTTTCAGTGAGGAGTACGGCAAATGGCGAACATCGCTTCACGTCAATCTGTTCTCGCAATCGTCCCTGAGACGACCGAGGGCACGCCGGTCGCGCCGAGCTCGGCGTCGCAGTATACGGCAATGAAACCGGGGTTCACGCTCGTTCCCTCGTTCGACAATAACGAGAACGAGGAGCTCCGTTCGTCGCTCGGCAAAGCCAAGCCGATTCGCGGGGCGGAAAACCCGACCTGCGATTTCACGCATTACCTGCGCCATTCGGGCGTCGAGGGCACCGCGCCCGACTATAACGACCTGCTCAAGGCGTTTTTCGGCACCGAGGTCGTCAACGGCACGCAGCGGACGACCGACGCGGGCTCGAGCACGACGGTCGTCAACGTCGCGGCGGGCACCGGCAGCGACTTCCCGCGCGGCGCGGGCATGCTCGTCAAAGACGGCACGAACGGGTACAGCATTCGCGCGGCGTATTCGCGCTCGACCGACGCCATCACGCTCGGGTTCGCGCTCGCGAACGCGCCGGCCTCGGGCGTGTCGCTCGGCAAGTGCGTGTATTACACGCCGGCCGACACCGGGCACCAAACGCTGTCGATCTGGAATTACGTCGGCAACGGCGGCGCGCGCCGCATGATGGCCGGCGGCCGCGTCACCGAATTCGGTTTCGAGGCGCAGGCCGGCGCGCTCATCGACGCGTCGTTCAAAATGGAGGGGATCGGGTTCTATTACAACCCCATCGAAATCACCTCCTCGACGAAATACATCGATTTCGAGGACGACGGCGGCAATAAGTCGGTCGCGCTGACCGTGGGCTGGTACAAAGACCCGCACGAGCTCGCGGCCGCCGCGCAGGCGCTCATGGACGCGGCGTCGTCGAACACGATTACCTGCACGTACGACGACACCGACGGCAAATTCGATTGGACGTCGAACGGTACGACGTTCAAGCTGGAATGGAACACCGGCGCGAACACCGCGAACAGCGCGGCCGCGAAATTCGGTGAATCGACCGCCGCCGACCGCACCGGCGCGACGTCGTATTCCTCGACCAGCGCGTACGACCCGAGCTCGCCGTACACGCCGTCGCTCGACAGCGCCGACCCGCTCGCCGCCAAGCACCACGAAATCCTGTTCGGCACGCAAAGCGATTACGTCGCGCTGCGCCCGAGCAAAATTTCGTTCTCGGGCTCGCTCGGCCGCCGCGTCATCGAGGACATTTCGGCGCAATCGGGTCGCTCGGGCAGCGTGATTTCGAGCCGTGAGGGCTCGCTCAAAATCACCGCGCTCCTGTCCAAGTACGACGTCGATGCGTTCACGCGTTACCGTCAGAACACGACGTCGCGGTTCCAATACAATTTCGGCAATAAGGACGGCGGCAACTGGGTCGCCGGCCAATGCGGTTACCTGTTCCTGCCCGACGTCACGGTCAGCGAATGGGATGCGCCCGACGACGACGGCCTCGTGACCGTCGAATTCACGCTCGCGCCGTTCGTCGATTCCAGCGGCAACGGCGAAATGTACCTCGGATTCCTCTAAGCCACCGCTGCGCCCCTTCGTTCGTTCGGGGGGGCGAACGACCTGAGCACGTCGCAAAAAGGCTCGCCCGTTTGGCAAAAACCCGATGACAGGAGCCCGCCCCGATGACCGAAGCAAAGCGACTGACCAAAGATTTCGTCCCCACGTGCTGCAAACCGCGCGTCGTGAAAGACAGCGACGGCACCGAGCGGACCATCGAACCGGAGTACGAGGGCAAGGTCGTCCTGTACGTGCCGAATTACGCCGAGCGGCAAATGCTGTACGGCCTGGTCGAGGTCGAGGTTCGGCCCGGTGACACCGAGGAAAAGATTACCGAGCGCGTCATCAAAAGCGGCGGCGGCGTGTCGTACCTCGCTCGCGTGTCCGAGCACGTTCCGAAATTTCTGGCCGAGCTCGCCATTCGTCGCAAAGACGACGGGCACGTGTTCACGTGGGATGACATGCAGTACGACAGCGACATGCAAAACGTCATTACGCAAATCGCAAGCGAGCTCACAAAAAAGTACCGCGTGGGAA